GCAATTTTCCCATCCCGTTGCGCGTGGCGTGTGGCGTGCGCGAGTAGAGTGTGTTCGTGATGAGCCACAGATTCATCAACGGCCATTCGAAGGCTCGGGTATTTACGCATCCAACCCTCAAGCGTCGGCAATGGAATCCGCATGAATTTGGAGGCGGATGCGATTGTGAGGCCATCGCGCAGCAATCCCGTGAGCGTCTCCAATTGCGCGTCATCCAGTGGTGGTTTCCGTAGTTTTGTGGCCATGATGTACGTCCAAAAGTTGAGGATTATTTCTTACGTATATTAGTGTGATGAGTAATACATTGCAAGATACAATGGGTGCCCTATTAAGCGGCACAAAATCAACCATCACGCGTCGCAAGCGCAATAACGCTGCCGCCAAGACTTGCAAGGGCTATGTTGCCCCCAAGTCAACGGCGAAGCCTAAGCGCAAATCGAAGCCCAAGTCAACGGCTGAAAAGAAACCAAAAGAGAAGCCGTTGTCCGGTCAGGCTTTGTGGGACAAAATGAAGGAGTCGCATCATGCTTGGAAGCTTGAAGGCGGCAGGTTCGTTCCAGACCGTGGTTAAATCCTCAACATCATCCGCCCCAAGCGGGCGGGTGTTTTGAGTGTTTAATTAACACTTTAGCCTGTTTTATGAAACAGGAATAATTTCCCTCCCCCCTCCGGAATACGGAGAAGGGAGCGAAGACGCGAGTCTGTCATTAGGCAGCGCGCCGCCGATACACTGGGATGGCGTTAGAAGCGGTTGGGTTCCCGCCCCATTTGCACTTAAATAGGGATAATACTACATAATACCGTCAAGGGTAGACGTTAAAATCCAGCCCAAACCTGAGAAGGGCGAAGGGCTTCGCGGTGGTCTGTCTGTCGCTAGGGACAGCAGATGGAGAAAGCAGCGACTCCGGGGTTTGGTTTCCCCTACGCAATAACGCACGAGTCCTAGCGTAATTCTAACACCACTCCTGATTAGGAGTGTCTGGCGGGGTAAGTCCTGATGATACGAAAGTTAGGGATTTGCAGCCGCCGGAGCCATTGAGTGCTTCCACGTTGGGAGCATTCTGTGGCGCATCTTGCGCCATCCCAGCCAATTGCTGGGAAAGTTCGGACAAAAAGGAAACCTATGATAGTAAAAACGAGTAAAGACGCCATTGTTGGCCTGTCAACAGACTGCAATGTGGAAGTAATCACAAAGCGGACTGATGATGTAACCAAGAGCGAATCCTACACTCCTCAACTCACCATTGAGCATGAGGATGTAGAAAAGTTCGGCAAGCATTACCCTAAGGTGAGTGACAAGCTGTTGAAAGAGTTCAATAAGCACGTTCACTCGGGTACGCCAAAGAAGGTGACGTTGTACTTCGGGGAAGTAAACCTGAAGCATCGTCAGACTCATCCTGCACTCGAAGGCCCACACAAGGGCAAGTGTGCTGAGTGGAAGATGGTCGACAAGGTTGGGAAGAATCCTGACGGCACGACCTATGGCTACCAGTCGCCGGAATGGGTAGGCGGCGAGCCTAAGTACTCATCGGCCACTCTTGGTCAGTTGAAGGACTTTGCAACCAGAGTCCTGCAACATAACAAGGGCGGAATCCCGATGAAGGACGTAACCAAGGCAGTTAATGATAACGGTTACGTCATTGATGAGCTGGTCTTGGCGGAAGGCAACGTCAAGATGGCTGGTCATCGTTGCAAGGCGATTGCCAAGGCTAAGGCGAAGGCAGAGAAGCAAGAGCAAGATGTAAAATCTGGTGAAGCAGCCAAGAAGAATCTTGAGAAGGATTCTGAATTGGTTGGAGCAGCCAGCTAGTACAACCAGTAGATACAGCATGAGGGGGCGGGTAACAACTCGCCTCCTCTTCTGTATCCACAAATCGGATACACTTGGAACCCTAAAAACGGGAAATACATGAAAAAGAAAGAAAGTAGCAAAAAGACTGAGGTAGCACAGGAGTGCCAGCAATGTGATGAACTCGCACAAATGTGTTATGAAATACAACGTGCTGACTTCATACGCGGCATTCAGTGTGGCGTGGTTGCGCTTGCGATTGCGTTCATTGTCATATGTTGGGTACTGGGAGAGGTGACGGGATACAGCCTTGCTGTTATCTCTGCACCCTAAAGCCTTACCTTAGGTGAGGTAGCCCATCCACGGGTTAACGTGGGTGGGCTATTTTTGTGCCTATATCCCATTCTTAGGATTCCAAGAGAAAAACAACCAAGGAAAGGAGAAAGGAATGAGTATGAAGCTTAAATTAGAGCTTATCATAGTGCATACCGCTGACCCTGAGAGGGGGAGGGCGTTGAATAACGCTGCGGTGCTGGAAGGAAACAGAAGGTTGAAATATATGGGAGCTTTGCCGCCACATCTAGACCTACGGGCAATAGCCAAGAAGCAGGAAAGGAGTAATCATGGAAATACCAGATGAAGTTCTACACGATATGCTTTCGTGTGCAGAGGAAAGGAGTGAGTCTCAGGCCACTGAGAAGTTCATTCCTGTCGAGATTCAGCCCGAAGGAAGGGAGATTGAGTTGGGTCTTCGTATCGTGCGCGGACGGGACATGGAAGTGTGTGTTCGCGTGGACGGCAAGGTGGACTCTAACTTGGATGAGCGTGGCTGGTGCTACGTGTCCTGTGTTAGCGTACTCCTTGAATACGCCCAATGGGCTGAGAGTCTGTCGAAGATGGACACAGCTTGCGGAGGCAAGGAGAAGACCCTAGCTGGATGGGGGCAAGTCAAATGAATCCATATCACAAAATCATGCTATGGCTAGTGGTAGCCATAGTTTTTCACCTAATTCTACACATTTACTCTGTTTCAAGTTAAAATAGGAGTTATTCACAGACCCAAGTATAGTTTCTGTGTTTTCCTACCAAAACCTCACGTAAGAATAGAGTAGAGTAGAGTACAATAGAATAGATTATCTAAGGGAAGATAAAGCAATTAAGGAAAGGAATAAGAATATGGGACAAGAACACATATCAAGTGATTCAGATGTCAAGCGCATCTTGGCTGACAGGACTAGGGATACTAGGACGGTTACTGAGATAAGAGAGGGCAAGCCTTATCCGCAATACTTGGCCTTACTGGTCGAGAAAACGGTGGGCGGTGAAACAATCTATCACCCATTGAAGGAACCGGAGGAATAGACCATGCACATAAACCCAAAGAATGAATATGAGGCAGAGAAGAGAGCTGCCGAACAGTTTAAGCCCATCCGTCAGGCGGATTGGTTTAAGATACCATTCAAGGATGCTGACCTGAATCAGTTCCTTGAGGAAATGCCAAAGGAGAGAAAGAAGACCAACGAATGCAACTCTCCTCTCATGCAATCCCATGAGAGGCAGAAGGACATGAATGGAGACGTTTACATTCGCGAGGATGACGACCATCTTTGCCGAGACTAAAGAAAGAAAACCTAAGGAGAAAGAAAATGAGTGAGAAAGAAAGAAAGCCAAAGGAGGAAAGCGATGCGGGACACAATCCTGCGGACTACTGCGCCCAATGCGGCGACACCTACTGGGTAAAAAGCTCGACACTCGGCGCGTGGGCAGAACGCATATGTACGCACTGTGCAGCCAAGGAGCTAAAGAAAAGAATAGGAGGAAAACGATGAGTAACGTAGGAGACAACGCGAAGGAGAGGAGGCCGCTGTGTGTCAGGTGCTGCAAGCCACTTGAAGGCACACGGGATGTAATCGGAACAAGGATAACTTGCTACGAATGCCTCGGGCAGCGTAGCTTCAAGTTCATGGAGGAAGAAAAGAATGAAGGATAGCCCACTGCGCGGGTTGAAACGCGGAAAAAACACGCTTGGATACCGAGGCCATGTAACAGCTAGGGAGATAAGGCGTAAAGCGGAACGCCTAGAGAGAAAGAAGATAAATAATGCCAAGCGCAATCAACAGAAATGAGACAAAGAAGGAGCTGCTGGCTATGTCGCAGTCCTTCCGCAATGGCAAGTTTACCCGCATATCCAAGGCAGCATTAGATGAGCTTGAGGCCAAGCATCAAAACAATATGCGTACCTTGGTGCGTATGCAGCCCACCCGTGGGAAGACTGTCATGCCGATAACCTAGAGTTGCTTCTAGCCAGTCTTCGAGCCTATCCAGATTACTCCTGCTGCCACTGTAATGGCGCAGGCTGTGTCTATTAGCATGAGTATGAGTCCTAATTCATTCATTGTATCCCTTTGGTTACAATACATTAGCCCAGCTCACCTCGTTTGTCGCTCACTAATGAGCGGCAAGACAATTTGACAATCAAAAACGGTCAGAAATGACCGACAAATTTCACCCATCGAGTGATGGGATGGAAAACACTAGGTAAAAATCCTAACAAAGAAGAAACCATGAAGAAAAATAGAAAATACAAACAGTCCACTGATTACGCCGAACTTATGAGCTGCAAAGCCAGCTTAGGAGATATGCGGACGGATATAGGTGGAGTCACTGAGCTGATAAGGGGAATATATGTATCCACTGACAGCGTGCCTAGGAGGCTCGTTGGCGTATGTGGAAGCACATATAATACCTATCAGTATTCTGACGTAGATGCTCATGCAGTCAATGCGTTGGAGATGGCAGGTGCAGGGAAGTGGGAACGCAGTTCATACATGATGAATGACGGCGAGTCCATGCGTCTACGCTACGAAGTCCTGAACCCGGAATGGAACAAAGTGAACCAGAAGGTCGGGGATGAGTTCTCCGTTGGACTGGAGTTCTCAACAGGGCATAGAGGATACCTTGCCCCACAGAGCATATTATGCTCGGGGTTCATCACCAGATTGGCTTGCCTCAATGGCATGAGGTCAACTGACCATATGTTTCGCAAGTCAGTGAAGCACTTCAACCGCGAGAAAGTGGACGTTGAGCTGGTTGAGGACATCAACAAGATAGTCCGCAACCTCGGCAAGATGGTTGACTGGTTCGTTGGGTTACATGATGTGCCTTGCGACAGGCAGCAGGGAGTGAATGTGCTGAAGAATATCAGCATCCAGCCCGCAGTGAGGAAGAACATCATCGATGTCTGGAACCAGCCGCACACATGGAGGGGCGTTGAGAACGCATACGATAAGAGTTCAAGGCACCTTGGTAATCTGCTGAATGTTACCACGCAAGTCACTACTCATCAGCACTCAGAGAGGAATGTCAACCAAGCTGACATCGTATCTTCTCGTGTGTTCGACACGCTGGTACAAATGGCACGGGAACCTGAAGCTGAAGATAGTTTCTTCAGGCAGATGGTCAAGCCCGTGGAGAGAAAGCGGAGAGTGAGGGAGGATAAGCAGGAAATGCCTTACTACCTGCCACTGCCACACTCAGGCTAAAAGAAAGGGAGGCAGATGTGGTCGAGGCTACACTCTGCCTCCCTAAGGAGGTTTGCACGAATGGTGCGTAATGAGTAAGTGTAATGGAAACCTAAAAACCTATACACTCAAGCGAAATCAGCTTCGTGCAGAGATAAGCAGAAGTAAACCTAAAAATATGAACAGAGATGAACATACTCACACTAAGGAACAGCAAGCTCCAGAAGAAGGAGCAAGACTTGGGCTACATTATTGTTGGCCTGAGCCTGCTTCCTGCTAGGGAAGTGGGAAACTATGAGGACGAGTTAATGGGGACTAATATGTGCAAATGGCATACCCCCGGATGTATTGCATCCTGCATTAACTGGTCTGGGAGGGGTAGATACCCAAAGTCACAGTTGGCGAGGGCAAGGAGAACCATCATGCTCAAGACTGAGCCTGAGCGATTCTTCATACTACTTGAGGAAGACCTGCGGGTCATGGCAAGGAGGGTTAAGAAGCGGGACATGAAACTGGCCTGCCGATTGAACCTGTACTCAGACCATGAGTGGGAGCGCACGGACATACCGTGGAAATTCCCTGATGTACAGTTCTACGACTACACCAAGGGGCTGGAAAGGGTGCTGGGCCGCAACAGGCCGAAGAACTATCACCTGACATTCAGTCGGTCAGAATCCAACATAGATGAATGCCATGCTGCATTGAATGCTGGAGTCAACGTGGCTGTGGTATTCAAGGATGAGCTACCCCCACATTTCATGGGGCATAGGGTTATAGACGGAGACGAATATGACCATAGGTTCCTAGACCCAAGCGCGGAGCCATACTTCGCAATCAACCACGGCGACCATCCATTGATTGTCGGGTTAAGGAAGAAGGTAAGCCGGGAAGCTGCTGACTGCGGCTTCGTTGTTGACTACTCTAGTATACGAGAAAAAGAATCCTCAACTGAACTGATAGCGGTATGAATAAATACAGAGCAAACGAATACGCATTGCCCATAGAGGTGATGCCACTTGAAGAGGACGGGTACGCAGTCGTGACAGGGCTGGGCTTACCCGTGGGGCCGAGGCTACTGAAGGGTGTCGCCCCCCCATTGATAACTGAATGGGGGCCATTCGACACCGAGGAAGAAGCCATCAGGCTAAAGGAACAACTCATCAGGCACATAGAAGAGTGGCCTGTTAAAAAGAAGAAACGTTGACACCTCCCCTCCTCGTAAATACACTCAGGCATGAGTGATATGAGCGAGGAGGAGGAGAGGCACCTAGACGGACTCAAGAACCGTGTGGCCCAGCTACTTGACGCCAAGTATCGCAAGGGTCAGGCGGAACATGGGGGCAAGCTTTGGGAGAAGAGGGTATTCCCTGAGTTACGGGATGAGATGGTTGACTTCATCTCCTACGTACTCACCTTGGAGACGCAGATATATGAGGCGAAAGCCATGTGTAATGCGGCCAAGAATGGGGACATACCTAAGGATGAGGCCATCGGCAGGGTGCTTGAACTGTTATAGGAGGTAACATGAAGAAGTTTAGGGTATCAGAAGAAACCCTTGAGGAAGCTAAACGAAGGGCAGAAGCGTTGCCACTACTCAACAATTCGATAAGGGCTGGAGAGGGGGCAATCGTGGGGTACTTGGGAGAAGCATTAGTGAAGAAAGTCTTGAACGGGGACATTAAGGATACCTTTGATTATGACATTATTTATGGAGATGGCATAAGGGTGGATGTGAAGACAAAACAAAGGACTTCTGCTCCTAGGGGGGACTATAACTGCACGGTTGCAGACTTCAACACTAGGCAGGAGTGCGATGAGTATGCGTTTGTGAGTGTGTTGGGCGACCACACTTATGCGTGGTATCTTGGCAAGATAGGAAAGGCTTCCTTTTATGAGAAGGCAACCTTCTACGAGGCTGGAGAATTAGACCCGAACTCGTCCCCCAATAGTCCGTTCCATTTTAGGGCTGCTTGCTATAATTTAGACATAAGCCAACTGTCACAATGAGTAAGGGAGACGACAATAAGATATTAAGAACGTATCGGTTCAGCCAGACAACTCTGGACAGGCTGGAAGAACTAGCTCTAGCCACGGGCATTAGCCGGACGGCTGTGCTTGAGCAACTGATACACGTAGCAGAGATAGATGATGAACAGCCGGGAGAAGGGCAAGAGGGGGGAACGCCTGTGGCGTGACTTCCTCAAGAGCTACGGATACACAGCTAGGAGAGGCCAGCAATTCTCAGGGGGAGATGATTCACCTGATGTCATATGCGAGGAACTTGATGATACGATTCACTTCGAGGTGAAGTTTGTAGAGAAGCTTAACATCCATGATGCAATGGCTCAGGCCAAGAGTGATGGAGGGAAAAAGATTGCCGTTGTCGCACACAAACGCAGTAGAGGCGAATGGCTTGTGACAATGGAGGCAGAGAAATTCATGGACATCATCCATGATAGACAGGCTCCCAAAAGTGGGGCCGCAACATAAGGAAAACATGAAAGAAAAACCTATACAAGAAGAGGAAGTAGCGCAGAAGCCGAAGGTTTCTAACCTACTTATCAGAACGGGAAGCATCCTCAAGGTATCCGCAGCCGTATGCAAGGCATGGGGCGAGCTGGAATCAGCCAAGGAGAATGCTGCGAACCCATACTTCAAGAGTAAGTATGCACCACTGAAGGAGGTAATAAGGGTAGCCAAGGCTGTGCTTCCAGAGCATGGATTGTGCGCCCTTCAGCCTACCACAGTGGTTGAAGGACAGAAGTATGTGATGACACTTATACTGCATACGTCAGGCCAGTACATCGGCGGGTTGTATCCCATTACTCCCGGCAAGACTGACCCGCAAGCAGTGGGCAGTGCGGTTACATACGCACGAAGGTACGGACTCGCATCCATGCTCGGCATAGCAAGCGACGAGGATGATGACGGTGAGAGTTCCATGCAGAGAGGCAATCGTGAAACTCACCTGCATACGATAGCCCTTGAGCGAGGTACTCGAGTAGAGCTGGTGTCGCTCTTCAAGGGAGTGGAAGAGCAGGTCAACAAGTTCCTCCGGGGCAAGAAGGAAATCACAGAGAAGCAGACATTCTGTGATGTGCGTCCCAAGCTGGCGGAAGAAATACTAAAGCGTCCTCAGGATTTCCTTGGCAAAGCAGTCGGGGAAGCTAAGGGTGCCTAATGGTGGAAACGGGTGCGTCTCGTGTGTCATAGCGCGGGGCGCACCCAAACCAAGGAGATTATTATGGGAATAATGACATCAGACGGATTCAGTAAACCAGAACCAGAACCAAGCAAGAAGGTGTACCTGTGCATCTCATGCGGGGAAGAAGCTGAAGAAGGCGTCTCCCTGTGCGAGGATTGTCAGGAGGGCTTCGATAAGGAAATGGAAAGGAACTAATCATGGGACTAACAACATCAGATACATTCTTTGACCCGCAACCTGCGGAGAAACCAAAGGAAGAAATGAAACATCACCCCACTCACCCACCATCATCCTTCCCTGCCATGAAGGCTTGTGCCTGTTACAAGCCAGACAATAAGGGAAGCCGTGCTGCGGACAGGGGGACAGAACTGCATGAGCAGCTTGCCAATCTCCTAGAAAAGCCAGCTTTCGGTGGGGATGTGGAGCCAGAAGTAAAGTGGGCGGCAGACTATATCATCTTTGAAACCAACATGCAGCCCATCGCAGTGGAGACTAAGGTAACAGTCAAGAGGGGAGCAGCCGACCTAACCTTCGGTCATGCTGATGCCTACTATAATGGACACCTATTCGACCTGAAGACGGGCCAACACAAGCGTGATTACGGCCCCCAGATGGCCGTGTACGGGCTTGGAATGATGCAGAAGCATAATCTACCCTCGATTACAGTACACCTGCTGTATTCGGCGTTCAGGGAGGTGGACTCATACACCATCACAAGAGAGGAAGCGGAGGCTGAAGTGTTCGGGATAGTGGACGCGACAGAGAATCCAACCAAGGAGGCAGCACCCTGTTCCTATTGTTCTTGGTGCGCCAACAAGGAGAGCTGCACTGCACTCTCAGGTCTGGCAACCACCGTGTCCGATGGGCTTATGGACTTACCTAAGTCGATGGACTTGGGTAAGGTGTCCGACCCAGCCGAGATGGGTAAGTTCAAGGCACTCGCCGACCATCTCAAGGTATGGATTGAGGCAGTCAATGCCAAGGCTAAGGAGTTCGATGATATAGATGGCTACCATAAGGTTACGAGAAAAGGAACCAAGTCCCTAACGGACGCATGGGATACCATGTCGGAGCTGGACATCAGTGTGTTTGAGTTGATGTCATGCTGCTCAATCTCATATCCAAAGCTGGTAAATAAGTTCAGCGAGTTAAAGAACATTTCTAAAGAGCAGGCAGAGGAAAAGTTGTCCGTCCTCCTGTCAGCTCAAATAAAAGAGGGACACGAAACCAAATACTGGAGAAAGAAATAATGGCTGACGAACAAGTACAGGTCAGATATGACCGGGTTGGTGTTGGCGAGGGCGCAGCCTTCGATAACAAACCCAAGACAGAGGCCCATCCTAAGCTGAAGGGAAACCTGAAGTTTGAGGAAGACCTTCCGGCTGGAACAAAGCTGGAGGTTGCCATATGGGAGAACGAGGCGAAGGAAGATGGCAAGAAACTGAAGAAGGGGGACAAGTACCTCAAGCTGAAGGTTTCCAAGCTGATTCCTCAGGCTGAAGAAGCTGTGGCTCCTTTCTAAGGAAACACAGAGACAAAGCGGGGGGTGGGGCGTTCGCCCTGCCCCCATTTTTAACCAAAAGGAGTATAATGAGTAAAGCAAAGAACGGTAGATACGTATTTAAAATCACTGAGCCTGAGAAGGAGATTCTCGATAGGGCTTTAGAAATTGTGCATCTATGGTCGGGGATACCCAAGGCCGAGATAGCTGGGAGACGAAGGTTTCAGGCGTTAATTGATTCCAGACATTTCTGGTGGATGCTGTGCCTTCGGTCACATCCATTCACTCTGGAGCGACTGGGGGAACTAGTTGACCGTGACCACGGCTCAATCGTACACGCCAAGGGAAGGCACAGTGACATGATGGAAGTAGGTCAGTTCACATATGAAAGAGAGGGGGCAGGGTGCTGGGCTAAGGGCTTCGAAGGCAGGAACAGAAACTTCAAGGCAAACTGGGAGTACGTATGCCGGGAGTATGACAAGGCACTAGCCACCGAACAGAAAGGAACCCCCACCCATGCCGAGGAACACGCCAACAGTCTGGTATAAGAATTGTCTATACCAAATGGAAGACCAAGAGATGGTCTGGCTACAAAACCAAGACAGTGGGTCTTGTGCTGTATGGGAATGGCTGAAGGCTGATTGCTGGAAGCGCGGCTCCCCGCAGATACGTTCCCTGTCTGAGATAGAGAAAGGTGGCGTGGCCCATATACTGGGCATCACCGTCAAGCGTCTCGACAACATAATATCCATGATGGTCGATGACCTGAAGTGGATAGACTCAGACATGAAGATACGTAGCTGGGAGAAGTGGCAGGCTGTTAGCCTTAGGGAAGCATCTGCCGACAGGCAATATGTCAAATACTGGAAGGACAGGGCGGCAGAAGAGGGGGAACCCGAACTGCCTCCTGAACTTCAGGATGACAAGTTCCGTATAGCATGGGAGGAGTACCTCAAGTACAGGAAAGAGAACAGGTGGAAGCCCCTAAGGGCCATGTCAGTTGAGCGCAAATGGCGTGAGCTGGCTGGCTGGGGGCTGGATGGAGCAATTGAATCCATCGAGCAGACCATCAAGCATGGGTGGCAAGGCTTGTTCCAACCACAGTCTATGGTAAAGAAGGGCGGCAAACCTGCTTCCGTATGGGAGCAGAAGCAGCAACTTGAACTCGTAGAAAACGAGATGAAGGAACTGAAGGGCCGTCACTTCATGGAGCCTCCCACATCACAGTGGGATAATACAGCAGCAGCTCAGAGGGCCAAGACAAGGTACTTTGAGCTAAGGAAAAGGGCCAAGGATATTAGAGCATCTATCATTGGCTAGGAAACAGAGCTTGCGCCCCGCCCAAGGGGCGCAACTCTCTTAATATAGTTCCCGCAACATCCCTCGTTACAATCTTCTTACTGTGGAGGTTGAGCCAGTATTCTCTTCGTTCATCCACTGGCATGGACATCATCTTATCCAGTATAAATCCAGCCCTCGCCTCAACAGGGAGAGTTTTCAACATCCTCTCATCCCGGCTGAGATTCATCTCCCTGAATCGCTTCACTAATTCACGCTTGACCAGCATCGTATCATGGCTCGCTTCCATCCCACTCAACATAACAATCGCAGCTCTTGCCCTGTCCCTTGGGTTAAGCTCTCTTGTCCTCGTCCAGAAAGCATCGACAAGTCTATGCCTAACCGCAGCACCACCCGCAGAATCCGTCACGTAATCCTCCATCGCCCTCATGTCATCAGTAGGGTTCAGATACTTGGAGCGGAACAATCTCTTGGCAGGCCCACCTATAAGTGGAACCTTCATCAGCCCCGGTCTGTCATCTATGTCCTTGTCCGGTATGAACTGGCTAACAAGGCCAGCAGTCATTCCCCTTATGCCATGCTGTACCCTCAATGGTGAGGCACCTATGATTCCAGCCAAGTCCCGGTACAGGTCGGGCGTGTTATTGTAATACTGCTCATGCGCTGGTGCAGCCTTGAGGCTCTTGCGTATGACGTCACCGTGGTGGTAGAAGTTTCGGTTGGAAACAATCTCAATTGGAGTCTTTATTACCGGATTAAGGCTGGAGAGGACGCTCTCGAACCTGCCCCACGGGTCAAGCTCCAGCCCACCCTTCTCTGATTGTATGTTCACTGGAATGATACCCTCTGCCAGTGCTGCAATCATTTCATTAACAGCCTTCGGGTCTTCATTCACCATATGCTCAAGCATTCCCTCCGCGAGATAGGACACCAGACCAAATGTTTCCCGCCGTGGTATGCGGATATACTCCCTTACCTTCTCCCCCGTCCAAGGGTGAGTGAACCACTTATCCATCGGTATGTGGAAGTAGTGCCTCCTGTCCTCAGGACTAATCTTGTCATAGTCCTCATCATAATCTTCGCGGCGATTCATTGCCCAGATAAGGACTGAAGGAATAGCAGCCATTGATGTCAGCTTGAGAGCCATCTTGATTCCATCACTCCTGTCACCCTTGCGAACAATCCCTCCCAGCCTATGGAAGTCACGCTCAACACCCTGCACCCTAGCATTGAAGAACATGAATACAAGATTGAGCTGCCATGCTTCAGTTGCGGTGCCTCTCCTTGCAAAGTCAGGGGAGCCTACATAGTTGCGAATCTCTATGGCTATCCTCCTCATCTTCTCGTCCAGCTCCTTCTCAAGGGCAGCTTTCTTCTCGGAATCCTTGGTAGCTTCTATCTTCTGACTCAGCTTTGTCGCCCCCTCAATGTCCATAAGCCGCTGGTAGCCAACGAGTTTTGCAGTATGCTCCAGCACCTTGCCCAAGGTGTTTAGCTGGTCAACCTTCGTTGTTCCCCAGTCCCACAGCTTCTGCGTCCCGCCACGTAACCCACTGTACTTCTTCCGCTTGAGGGGGTTCCTTATCTGCTCCTTTTGCAGATAGTCAGATATGGTGGAACCAGCAGCTCCGCTATCTATAAAGCCTTGAACAAGCTTACCCATTCCCCTCTCACCTGTGTTGTCTATTATGCCACGGGAAGCCGGGATGTTAGCCCACATACTTGCCGCGAATCCACGGAAGTATTGCATGATGAAATTTATTCCGAACGACTTGGCATCGTTAAGCCTTAGCCCCGCACGAGAGGAAGTCATTATGCGTATCGGGTCAACCAGAATAGCGTTAAAGAACTGGAAGAACAGGTTCAGCCCTGTGGCACCCATCTTGAACAGGTCGGTAAGGGGGGAGATAATGGCACCAAGGCCACCCTCCGTGTCAGCGGGGATGACTGATGAGAAGGCACTATGATACTCCTCCTTTAGTATGTAATTCTTGCGACGACCCTCCTCCCAAACATCAATCTTCCGCCATCCATCAGGAACCGAAACCTTGGGGTGGTTCTTGAAGAGGCCCCTGTGCTCTTGAATATTCTGCTCGATAGCATTCGCGCCGAGGACGTCCCCATCAGAGCCCGCCTTTGCGAGTTTATCCTTCAGCTTGGCAATTTTCTCGCTAACCGACTCATTCCATGCGTCAATCTTTGCGTCCCGCCTGTCCTCTGTCTCGAACTCCTGTATGACTGCGCCATCGGTGTCAACCTCCGCAAGCCTGCTCATCTGAAGGGAGAACTTGTTATGCTCTCCAACCATAATGGAATTATACAGCTTGTACTTGGTTGCATCCATGATGGGAACCAAGCTGAAGTCTGCATTGCGAATGCCCTTGACGTACTCAAGTATGCTTGTCTCGGTTGCATCAAAATACTGGGCAACAAAGAATGGAGCATAGAACTCGCTCGACTTCCTCATCCTTAGGTATGTGTTAAGGCCGATTCGCCCGGACTCCACAAGGCCGAACAATGACTCATCAGTAAACTTAGTGAAAACCTTCTGGGCGTCTGCAAACTTAGCCATAGTCTCTGCGCCATGCTGTTCCTCCATCGCGCGAAGTGCCTGAGCTATTCCCTGCTGAGTCCAGTTGCCGACAGCCTTGCTTGATACCTCAAGAGTAATAAGCTCCAGCTTCTCGTCTAGGGTCAGGGCATCCTCCGGGTTCCTTAGCCTGCTGGTATCAATCTTATCATTCAGCTCCTCAAGCCGCTGCTGGTTTGCAAAGTCAGTCCTGAGTCTTGAGTCAGCTCTCTTCAGGAAGAGGTAGGTATTAAACTCACCCTCCCTCTTCTTGCCTATGATGTCATGGATTGCTTTCGTAAAGTTTCCCACTAGATGGAAGGCTTTTTGTGGTGCGCCATTAAGCAGCTCGTGCATCTCCCGTAATCCAAGCATGGGTATGCCACTGTAGTTGCTGGTTTCATGCACCTTCTCCTCCATCATCTGGGCAAACTCAGACTTGGTGATGAAATTCTGGTAGAGCCTACTGAACCAACCATGAGCAGGCTCGGCAGCAGGGGGAGGCTCCAT